AATAAAGAACTCAAAAGTTCATTCGTGATTAGATAAGATTCGTATAGAAAGATAATACTGCGACACCATTGTGAGATTATAATCACAAAGTCATTCGTGATTAGATAAGATTCGTATAGAGATTCGAACTTATCAGAATATCAAAGCAATCATAAGAAGAAAAGATTCGTTTATAATTCAAGTTCGTTATGGGGGCAATACTTGACGGGTACTGCAAGGTCTGATAGAATTAACTAGTAGAGTTTATTCGTTCTTTCGGTTCTTTAACTTATGGCAATTTCTTCTCCCAAGGCACAAAAGAATAAGTATCGTATCACTCTTGAATTAAACGTGAATGAAGATTTTAATCCTCATCAGATTAACTGGAAGAAACTGTTCGGGTTAGACAGTAAAGAATCAGTGAAGAGTTATGTAGAAGATCTCAATGCCCCCTGGTGATTAAGAATACAATGTAAGATTCCTTCGTTGTATTATACTTTCGTGGGGTAAGAAACATCGTCTGATAGATGTTTCGTTTATTATTATTACTTTGTCTGATTGTTTTTATCTTTCTGGGCAACTTAATTCTTTATACTTATTACTATTCGTCGTTAATTGGCGGCAGTTCGTATAAAGAATAGGCAGTTCTTATTATATAAGTAGTGTTTTTTCGTGCTTAAGTAATAAGAACTGCGTTGTTTTATTCTAATAACACAGTAATTTGGGGGCAGTTAGTATAAACAACACGAATAAGTATTAGTTATTCGTGGTCAGTTGTTTATTCGTTATAGCAGTTATTTTATGTTATTTGTTATTGTTTATATCGGGCGTTGCCCCGTATATAAAAACGCCCCACTACCCTAACCTACACTGTATGTCTTTTTCGAGCTATCTATCACTCTCATAAAAAAAAATTTTCCATAAAAAAATGTCTCCAAAAAGAAAAGCAAATTGCCACGGATGGGGAATCTTCGGAGGTAAGCACAAGAAAAAGAAAAATTGCGCAACTGGTATCTTCAGAACTCCTGCACAAAAAAGAGCATCTTCAAAAAGAAAGAAGAGATGAAAAAATCAGCGCCATATTGGAATTTTTGGAGAGTGATACTTGCAGGATGGATAATCAGATATCCAAAGCAAATGAGTAGAATTGCATTAACATCTCTTGGTATTTTGATTAGTCTGATATATAATGCACTGGTAAAATAACTTTACCATAAAAAAATTTCGTAAAAAATTTTTTATGCAGACAGAAAAAATATATCACATCTACGCAAAAGATAAGTGTTTATTTCATTCTATCAAAGAGGATGAATTCGAAACAACTTGGAGTACCATTAATAATATGGTAGGAATTATGAAAACTGACTATGTTATAGAAGACTTATCCTATGAGGAATTGATTTTTCAGAAAGAAATGAGTTTAAACTCTTCACATTGACAACTGCATATATAGACTGTTAAAATTGAACTGAAGGTTTTATTTTTTTATGGCAAAAGGATTTACTGTTAAAGCGACAGCACCAAAACCCACATCTCAAGAATGGGATTATGATGCTATTAAAGAAAGGATGCGAGGAAAATCGATTGTTTTTTGTTTGCCCGGTCGAGGATGTTCTTTTATCTTTTTGAAAGCATTTGTACAACTTTGTTTTGATATTGTACAGAATGGAATGAGCATTCAGATCTCTCAAGATTATTCGTCAATGGTTAATTTTGCGCGATGCAAATGTCTTGGAGCAAATGTTCTAAGGGGACCAAAACAAATTCCTTGGGACGGAAAACTTGAATATGATTATCAACTTTGGATTGACTCGGATATTGTCTTTGATTCTAACAAATTCTGGCAACTCTGTGATCTTGCTTTGAATGAAGAAGGAGAAGATCGTGAAGTAGTTGCTGGTTGGTATGCAACTGAAGATGGACACACAACTTCTGTCGCACATTGGTTGGAAGAAGATGATTTCCGCAAGAATGGTGGAGTCATGAATCACGAAACTGTAGAGTCTATCACAAAGCGTAAGAAGCCATTTACAGTTGATTATACTGGATTTGGTTGGGTATTGATTAAGAAAGGAGTTTTTGAGAATCTTGAGTATCCTTGGTTTGCTCCAAAGATGCAAGTCTTTGAGTCAGGCGCAGTTCAAGATATGTGTGGAGAAGATGTTTCTTTCTGTCTTGATGCTATTGATAAGGGATACAAAATCTGGTGCGATCCTCGTATTAGAGTTGGTCATGAGAAAACTCGTATTATCTAATGAATAAACTTTACAATGTCCTTTACAAAGGGCGTAAAATTTATACAAATCTCACTGCAGAAGAATGTAGTGAGATTCTACAGAACTTCTCAGAATCTTTTTTCTCGGGAGAACTAATTGATCCAGAACTTATAGAATTGGAGGAAATTTAAAATGGCAATGAATAAAAAGGAATTTGAATCCGGAGCGCCTAAGAAAACACGTCAAGGTCGTTCTGCTCGCACATTACTCAGTGCAACTTCTCGTAATGGACGTAAGAAGAAGTATAGGGGTCAAGGTAAAGGTTAAATAGTTAAAAAGACTATGTATCCACTAGATTGTTACGAAGAATGGAAACATATTCATAATGAAGATCTTTGGGTATATAACAAACTCTTTTTAAATCATATTCTAGGGCATCTCTGCGGACCTGCAGGGGTGCCTGTTCCTTTTTCTGGGTATTATATAGTCCGACCTAGTATTAATTTACTTGGTATGGGACGTTTTTCTCGTATAGAATGGTTAGAAAAAGAAACAGATCATCTGCATCCAGCAGAATTTTGGTGTGAAATCTTCAATGGAACACATTTAAGTGTGGATTTCTATCAGAAAAAATCTTCATTAGTAGTTGTTGGTGAAAAAAATACAGAAGATCCTCTTTACAAGTGGAATAAATGGTATAAGATAGAAAAAAATATAGAGTTTCCTGTTGTTTTAAACAAAGTTAAGGGAAATTATGACTGGATAAACTGTGAATTCATAGATAATAAACTAATTGAAGTTCATTTCAGAAGAAATCCTGATTTTAGATATGGAAATTCAATTGCAATTCCAGTTTGGAAAGAAGAAAAAGTCAAGAAAATAGAAAATTTAACTTTTATAGAGGACCAAGATTATCTTAGAAAAGGTTTTTATATCGATTTTTGAACATAACGGGATAGAAACCCCGTAAAAAGTTCTGATCTAAAGTATCAGGAGCAAAAATGACTAAACAAGTCGATAAAGATCAAAATTTTATGAAATCTGAATGGGGAACTCAGTATTTGTCATCTGAATATGGTTGGGAATCTAAAGTTGAGAAGCAAAAAATGCTTCGTGAGATTGCAAATGACAATTTGACACCAAAAAAACACGATTTTTATCATCAAAACGACATTCATTCAAAAATTAGAAATGATAACGATTATGATGATTGGGAATATGGCACAGAACCCATTTATGAATCAAAAAATCTATGATAAATAATATTAAATTTAAAATTTAATATGCCTTTAGAACGAGTAAGTAGTGGTTTTAAAGATATAAGTATGTCATTTCAGACTAATCCTCTGAATAATGATCTTATTGGAATTAAAAATGAAACTGCGATTGCTCGTTCTATGAGAAATATTGTACTTACTCAACCAGGAGAAAAATTTTTTAATCCTTCTTTTGGTTCTCAAGTAAAAAAATCACTATTTGAAAACATTGATGATCTTACATCTACCACAATTAAGGATGAAATAGAAAATTCTATTGAAAATTATGAACCAAGAGTTGAATTAATTGATGTTAGTGTTGTTCCAGAGTATGACAATAATTCATTTAATGTCACAATAATCTATAGAATTATTGGTGCAGATGTACAACCCCAACAGTTAGAATTTGTATTACTTCCTTCTAGATAAATGACATTAACAAATTTTTCAAATTTAGATTTTGATCAAATCAAAACAACACTAAAAGATTATTTGAGGTCAAACTCAAATTTTACTGATTATAATTTTGAAGGTTCTAATCTTTCCACAATTTTAGACGTATTAGCATATAATACCTATATCACCTCATATAATGCGAATATGGTCGCAAATGAGGTTTTTATTGATAGTGCTACATTAAGGGAAAATGTTATTTCTCTTGCTAGAAATATAGGGTATATACCTAGATCTAGAAAATCTGCAAGAGCGACCGTAAGTTTTTTTGTAGATTTTTCAAATTCAAACACACAAAGTTCTTTTGTGACTCTTAATAAGGGAATAATATCTACCAGTTCAAAAAGTTTTTCAAATCAATCATTTGTATTTTCCATATTAGAGAATATTACAAAACCAGTTCTAAATGGAGTAGCATCTTTTGATGATATAAAAATCTATGAAGGTTCTTTAGTCACCAATAAATTTACATATAATACAAATAATTTAAACCAGAGATTTATTTTACCAAACTCCGGTATTGATACTGAGTTACTTTCAGTATCTGTAGAGAGATCTGGAGTTAAATCAAA